CCCTCTTTTGCCGTTTCATAAAGCTCTAAAGCTTTCATCATATTTTCAAGTTTTTGTGTGTTAACTTCTTCTTTTTCCTTTTCCAATTCAATTTTTTCTTTTTCAATAGTTAAATCCAATGTCTTAGCTTCGCGTATAGTTCCAATAATCCCTGGCAATTCAACATCTTTTACTTTTCCACCTGTTATTGTTATCATAAGAAAAATCAATGGCAACTTTGCTTTATCTAAAGTCGACACAACATTTTTTAATTTCATTCTGACTGAACCAGGAGAATTTAAATTAATAGTTGTCGATATATCATCCGCATTTGAAATGGAACACACAAACTCTGTAAAGCTATACATAAGTTTAGATATTTGTCTTGGTTTTAAAGGATTCACCTGTCTCACATTAATCGCAATGTTCAAATCACCTTTGTAAGCATAACAATCATACAAACAATTTAATATATCTCTATCATAATCATTAAGATTACTAAGTCCATGATAATTAGATATTGCCTGTCGCAAATTATAGCTCATTGATGCAGGAGATATTACTTTTAAAACTTCAATATGTCTTCTTTTTCTGTAAGGACATTTTACCTGCATAATTTCTTTTTCGCCATTGTCAATCTTAGGAATTACTGCTAGCTCATCTCGTGCTTCCTTTCCTTCAACTTCATAATATTCTCCAGCCTTAGCGATTGCTATTTTCTCACTTCTTCTGTTTGGGATTAAAATATAATCCCCCTCTTGAATATCAAAAATAAAACTCTTGCATTTATTAATTGCTCCAGCAGGTCTTAAATCCCCATACCAATTCTTAATAGATTCTTTTAGAATTTCTTCTTGTTTCTTTCCAAAATCTGTTTTTTGAGTAATAATATTCCACCCCAATGCAACAAATTTGTCCGCTATAAACTCTTCAAAAAAAAATCCTTTCTTAGTTCGAATCATCCAGAAATTTTTATCCTGATCTATATTTCTTACAGTATATCTTAAAGCATTATTAATAATATTTGCTTCCGCTAATTTCTCTCTTGCCATTTAATCCTTTTCCTTCCTGCATACATTTTTTCTATCATACTACAAAACGTCCCATATTTCTACAGGACGTTTTCAAAAATGTATGTAGTTGGATGGTTTAAATCCAGTCGGAACAGAAGGACTCGAACCCCCGACAACGCTGGATATAAGCCAGCTGCTCTACCGTCTGAGCTATGTTCCGATGCTGCCAGGCTGTTGAAACCTGGCAGTTGTTAAAATATACAATACAGAGGTAAATGTAACAACCATGTCAGCATCAGTTTTTCAACCAACCGATGATACCATTAAATCACGAAAGTACCCCCTCTTAGTTATCCACTTTTTAAAAATTTTTATCTTTTTTGTGCCAGAAGGAAAAAAAAGTACCTTCTTGCCTCATAAAATTTCTTTCTCCCCATCGGCACATCCATGTATTCATACGGCACACCAGACGTCACATTTTTCAGGATCCACGGATATATTTCTGCATCCGCTTCCATCGCCGTCTGCTCGATCAGCTCCGTGTCACGCTTAAGCTGTGCGATCCGCAACGCCTTTTTCTCCGTTGGGTTGCTGCTCGACGTTCCTCTCGGCATCCCGTCCTGACTAAAACTGTCTATGCCATAGTTCCTGTCAATCTCCTGCTTTTTCTGCCAGTATTGCAAACAGAAGTATTTCAGCTCATTGTATTTGTCTCTTGAGATATTATGATCGCTCAGCTTCATATCTCGCTTTCTGATCTCCACCGGCATCGCCTCCCCTCGTATGTATCACAGTTTCCACTTTCTTCCGGTGTGCTTGTCAGTGATTTCCGTCACTTTGATCCCCTGCACACTCACAACCGTATTCAACGCATCAAATATCTTTCTGATGTGCTTCGGCATCTTATCCGCCTTTCGCACGGCTCTGTCTGCTGTCGGATCACGGTATCCTTCATGATTCATCCACATCACTCCAATCTTGCATTTGTCCGCACCACGGGCAATACGGCAGATACTTTTGCACCTCATCGCCGCAGTTTCGGCACTCGTAGGCTGTTCCACCAACCTCTACTTGCCCTGATTCTTCTAGCCAATTTTCAACACATGGTATGCAAATGTAGCAACTACACCAACCTTGTCCTTCTACTATTGCTTTTTGGTTTAACATTTTTTCACCTTTGGGTATATGTTTTTCGCATATACAGCACGAATGAGGAGTTCTTATCTTTACGATTTTTTCTGTCAAGTTGGATTCTGATCCGTCTCTGTCTCCTCCGAATATCTGACTATCAATATACATTGCTTTTGGATATTTCATTCAACCCCACCCCCTTCCACAATTTTCGCAATTTCTGGATCATCTTCGATACAATATTTTTCAAATAAATGATCTTCCAACTGTTTCATAACTTTGTCTGTATCAAATGCAGTTGTCTGGTTCTTAACGCATTTCATTGCTTTAACATAACCTTTATGCATCGAATTAAATAAATGAATACTTTCTTTATCCATCTGTTTTTCCAATAAATCAACGTCAATCAGTCTCATCTCATTCTCCTTTCTCTTGCTGCTGACCGGAACATCATCAATAACATTTCCGATACCGGTCTTGTCCGATTATGTCGTTTTGCTTTTTTGATACAGGTCAGATCGTTATTTCCCGGTACATAGATCCCTACATGATGCGGGATTTCCAATGCTACTGTTTCATATACTTTTTCCGGCATAACAATGTAGTTGTAATCCCCGATAAAATTCAGGCCATGCCCCGAACGGAAATCTTCGACGGATGATTTCACTTCATAGCACCAGAAATCACCCTTTTCAATTCCGGAAACTGTATTGTTGACCGGTTTAAACAGCATATAATCCACCCGTACAGCGTGCCCTGTGGCATAATCAAATGTCACTTCCTTAGCCCAATAAACCCTCGTATCCCGCTTAGGGTCTATATGGCTTTCCAGCAATCCGGATAATGTTTCTGTGATTTCACGCCTGCTTTTCTCCATCATCTTCCCGCCCCTTTCGATCTCCTGTGCCCTGCGTGGCGG